ATCTCGGGCGATCCGCTGCCGATGCAGCGACCTATACGAGTGTGTCGGTCAAGCAGATGGTGGACGATTTCACCAAACTCGCCGACGAGCCGGTGCAGGCGTCGGTGAAGTTGAACGACCAGTATCACTACCTGACCGCAGCGACATACGACCAGATCGCGGCGTTGGAAAAGCAGGGGGATGCGACCGGCGCGGCCAAGGTGGCCGTCGAGGCGTTTTCTCAGGCGATGGATGACCGCACGAAGGAAATCGCCGCGAATGAGGGAGTCATTCTCAAGGGCTGGCGAGACATCAAGGGTGCCATCAATGATGCGATCGAGGCGGTCGGCTCTTTTGGGTCTACTGCGAGTCCAGCGCAGACGGCTCAGTACTGGCAGGCTGCGAAGCAGCGAGCAAATGCGGGGATCGGCCCATCATGGACCTCAGACGATGAGGCCGATTTGCAAAAGGCGGTTACTGCCTATCAGGCGGCTGTTAAGGCAGCGCAAGACAAGGCGCGGACCGATCGCCAGCAGCAGCAATTGATCGACGCAAAGCACGCCTACGACACATTCAATACACAGTTTGCAACGCCAGCAGAGAAGCGCGCCAAAGAGATCCAGAAATATCTCGATACGATCGCTGGCCCGCTCAATCTGAGTCCCGAACAGCAACTCGCCGACGAAGCGAATATCGATACGAAGTATAAGGATCCGAAGGCAGCGAAGCCGAAGGCGTACCGCGATGATTCTGGCGAGCGCATGCTGCAGCAGCTGCGCGATCAGCAAGCTGCCTTGGATGCGCAGCTCTCTACGACCGGCAAGCTGTCGACTGCAGAAAGCGAGCTTGCGAAGTTCAACCAGGAAATCAGTGACTGGAAGAACAAAACCCTGACGCCGCAACAACAAAGCCTGATCGCCGATCAGGATGCGATTCGCGCCCAGTTGCAGAAGAACGTCGAGCTGGAGAAAGAGGTCAAGAACCGGCAGGACGTCGCGAAACTTCAGGAGCGCTCCGCACAGATCGAGGCGTCGATTGCGAGCTATCAAGCCGGGCAGAATGACCAGTATGGACGCCAGCTTGACGCTTTTGGCATGGGATCAGATGCACTGAAAAACGTGCAGGCCGTCAAGTCGATTTACACTGAATATCAGCACCTTCAGGAGCAGCTTGACAAGGCCACGCCGAAGAATCTGCTCGGTGGCGCTGACTACACCAAGGCGTCGGCGGACATCAAGTCCGGGCTCAATCAGTCGCTTGCCGATTACGATGCCTATTACACGACGCTGAAGGAAAAGCAGTCCGATTGGACGAACGGCGCCACCGCTGCAATCGCCAATTACAACGACGCGGCCCAGAACATGGCGGCGCAAACGGAGTCGGCAGTTACCAACGCGGCAAAGGGCATGGAGGACGCTTTCGCCAGCTTCGTGACGACCGGTAAGCTCAATTTCACGAGCCTCGCGGACAGCATCATCGCAGACATCGTCCGTATGCAGGCGCGTGCGGCGATCTCCGGTTTGTTCAATATGGTGGCCGGCATGATCGGCGGAGGCGTCGCCAACAGCTTCGGGACGCTTGCGACAACCTCGACAGCGGCGAGTGCGGCGTCCGGCGTCATGAGCTCGGGTTTTTCGTCGTCTCTTATGGGGCCAACTGGCATGATGCCGCTCGCCGGCGCACGCGCGGGCGGTGGCCCAGTGGCGGGCGGCAGCACATACCTTGTCGGCGAGAAGGGTCCGGAGCTTTTCACACCGGGCTCGTCCGGCTCCATCGTGCCAAATCACGCGCTTGGAGGCGGGGGTGGTGGCGTATCGGTCCAGATCGTCAACAACGGTAATTCGCAGGTTCAGCAGCCGCAGGTATCGCAGGATTCGAGCGGGCAGAAGTTCATTCGACTCATCATCGACCAGGCGAAAAACGAGATGGCCGGCGAAGTGGCTGGCGGCCAGGGAGTCGTGAGCAAGGCGCTCACTCAACGGTATGGACTCACCCCGAGGTTTAGATAATGGCTCTTGTTGCATGGCCGGATCGCTTGCCGGCACCCATGGCGGCAGGGTATTCCTATCAGCCGCAGGCGCCGTTCATCCGAACGAATATGGACTCGGGGCTGGCGCGGCAACGGCGCCGCTTCATCAGCATCCCGACCCAGTTGTCGGTCACGTGGACGCTTGATCAGGAGCAGCTCGCGCTATTCGAGGCATTTGTGCACTACGACCTCACGGACGGATGTGCATGGTTCTCGGCGCAGATCGCAAATGGGATGGAGCTGCAGAGCGTCAAGGCGCGGATGATTGCCGGCTTCAAGGTCAGCAACATCGAACCGGGAGCATGGACGGTATCGGCGACGCTCGAAGCGCTGAACATGCCGGTGGCCACGCCTGATCAGTATGTCGCGCTGCGCGACTTCGGCGAGGATGCGATGCACTCAGCGTCGAGCGATCTGCATTCGCTTATTCATGTCGATCTGCCGGGGGCGCTCGTATGGTGACGCTATTCGAAGAGGCCTTGAAAGAGGCATATGCCGCGAATCCAGCCAATGACGTGGTGCTGGACACAATCGAGATCCGACATCCGGCGTTCGTGGACGACAACGGCAATCCGACTGCGGTCCGCGTCGTGCGCGGTTACGACGACATCGTGGCGACGCTCGAATCGGACGCGCCGATGAACGCCGGGCAGGCAGTGACGTTCATCGGCGCGGCCTTCAATTTCACGCTCCCGGGATTTCAAGAGGGACAGATTCCCCAGTTGCAGCTCACGCTCGACAACGTGAGCCGCGAACTCACTGCGCACCTTGAGCAGGCGATCGGTCAGGTGGCACCGATTGAGGTGACGTACCGGCCGTACCTGTACTCTGACCTGAGCGCGCCGCAGATGGACCCGCCGATCAACATGCTGCTGACGAGCGTGACTGTCGACGTGTTTCAGGTCACAGGGACCGCGACGCTCAACGACGTGCACAACTGGGGATTCCCCAATCGGAGTTACGACCTTACATCCTTCCCGGGGCTGTTGCGATGACGCCTGCAGACATCAACCGCTACATAGGCCTTCATTGGGTGGCCGGCGCGCGCGGCCCGGAGTCGTTCGATTGCTGGGGATTGCTGCGTCACGTGCAGGCCGAGCACTTCGACATCGCGATTCCGGATGTGCTAGCTTTCGGCGCTGTCGCGCGCGAGATGTACGACGAGCGCATGAATTCACGCGAGTGGGAAATCGTCGACCAACCATTCCACGGCGCAGGCGTGCTGATGCGCGGCGGCGACGATGCGCATGTCGGTGTATGGCTCGATCTAGAGGGCGGCGGCGTTCTGCACTCAATGGAGCGTGTTGGCGTCATCTGGTCGCCAAAGCTGACGCTTCGCATGCTCGGATTCTGCCGGCTCAAATTCTACCGATTCCATGTTTAACGCGACCCTCGTTCATTGCCGCGATCCGTTCCGGCCGCACCTCGCACGCGAGATCGTGCCTATCCGACGTCGTGTGCGCCTCGATACATTGCTACGCCGTCAGGGCGTTGTGTCGGGCCGTGGCCGCTCACTGCGGCGACTGCACACATTTATGCCGACGATCAACGGCAAACCGGTGCTTGAGCGCGACTGGAGTCGCCCAGTGCGCGACGGCGACGTGGTGGCTGTCATCAGTCTGCCGAAGGGCGGTGGTGGAGGATCCAACCCATTGCTGATGGTTCTGCAGATTGCCATAGTGGTTGCGGCGATCGCGACCGGTCAGGTGTATGCGGCGTCGCTGGCCGCTGCGATCGGAACTAGCACGGCCACGGCGGCAGCCATCATTACGACGGGCATCATGATGGCCGGCACGTTCCTTGTGAATGCGCTTGTGCCGCCTACGCGTGCGCCGACATCGCTGGCCGGGTCGCAGGCTAGCCCGACGTACACGATTGGCGCGCAGGGGAACTCGGCTCGGCTGCAAAATCCGATTCCCGTGCTGTACGGCCAGTATCGAGCCTATCCGGACTTCGCGAGTCAGCCGTATATCGAGAACCACGGCAACGAACAGTTTCTCTATCAGCTGTTCTGTATCAGCCAGGGTGAAATCGATGTCGAGAAGGTGATGATCGGCGACACCGACATTTCCTCCTACGGTGAGGCTCAGTACGAGATCATTCCGCCGAATGGCGCAGTAACGCTGTTTCCTGACAACGTCGTCACGAGCTCGGACGTAAGCGGACTTGAGTTGCTCGGCGCAAACGAGAAGCCAGCCGACGCACCGGACGACTGGACGACATGGATCGGCCCATTCGTTGCGAACCCCGCTGCGACACAGGCGAATTACATCGGGATTGACATCACGTTTCCGAGTGGCTTGTTTCATGCGGACGATAAGGGAAATCCGACCAGCACGTCGGTCCAGTATGAGGTGCAGGCGCAGCTTATCGACGACGAAGGGGCGCCGATTGGCGATTGGTTCGACCTGACCAATACCACCGTCAGTATGGCGACGATCCAGCCACAGATGATCTCGAATCGCTACATCGTTCCGGCGGGTCGCTATCAGGTGCGCGCGCAGCGCATCGGCAACAAGGATACGGACTCGCGCACCGCGAACACGATCCAGTGGTCCGGGATGCGCGCGTATCTGCCGAGCCAGCACTTCTACGGCAACGTGACGCTGCTCGCGATGATCATCCGCGCGACGAACAACCTCAATAGCCAGACGGCGAAGCAGATCAATGTAATCGCGACGCGCAAGCTGCCAGTCTGGAATGGGTCATCGTGGTCGGCGCCGCAACCGACGCGCAGTCCCGCGTGGGCGTTTGCTGATGTGATCCGTAATACGGACTACGGGCGTGGCCTCGCTGACAGCCGGATCAACCTCGATTCGCTGCTGGCGCTCTCGCAGACTTGGGCCTCACGCGGCGACACCTTCGACGGCGTTTTCGACACCGCCGCGACGCTGTGGGATGTGCTGACGCAGATTGCCAACGTCGGTAACGCGATGCCGGTCTACTATGCCGGCGTGATCGATCTCGTGCGCGACGAGGCGAAGACGATCCGCACGGCGATGTTCACGCCGAGCAATATCGCGTCGAACTCGCTGCAGATCGAGTACATGTTCCAGAGCTACGACACGCCAGACTATGTGATCGTGCAATACACCGACGACGTGACGTTCCAGCCGGTCGAAGTCTCCTGCGTGCTGGCCGGCGGGACGCAGCTGAAGCCCGCTCGGCTCCAGTTGTTCGGGTGCACGAGCCGCGATCAGGCATGGCGGTGGGGTATGCGTCAGGCCGCGGCGAATCGCGACCGGCGCCGCAACATCACGTTGACGACTGAGATGGAGGGATACATCCCGCGATATGGCGATCTTGTGTCGGTCTCGCATGATGTACCGGCATGGGGCTTGTCTGGATCTGTCGTGTCCTATGCCGGGGGCGTAGTGACGACATCGGAGCCGCTTGAGTGGACGGCTGGCCAGACCCATTACATGGCATTTCGGAAGCGCGACGGCTCAGCGGACGGCCCCTACGTCGTGACGCAAGGCGAAGACGATTTCACTGCCATCGTTGCGGGCGCGCCGGCGCTGTATATCTCGGACGGCACCAGCGAGGAGGCGACGTTCTACCAATTCGGCCCGAGCGATCGGCATGGGCTCGACTGTCAGGTGCTGAGCGTTAGCCCGCAGGGTGACGGGCAGGTGCAGTTGACCTTGGTGAATTACGCATCGTCGGTTCAAGATGCCGAAACTTCCGGCTCAGTGCCGCCGCCTCCGCCCGCGTCGCTGCTACCTGGGATCACGGATGCGCCGGTTGTGGCGTCCGTGGCCGTGATCGGCACACCGCAAAATGGGCAGTCGATGGTGTCGTGCACGCCAGCGCGCGGTGCAGTCTCGTATGAGTTTCAGGGCTCAGCGGATGGAGGCGTTACATGGACAGCCCTCGGTGCAAGCACGGTTCCGTCGACCATGGCGAACCTCGGTGCAGGGTCGTGGCAGGTGCGTGCACGCGCAATCGGCAATCTGGCTGGACCCTGGGCAGTCTGGAATGGGCTGATTGCTGATGTTACCTATCCGCCCGCCGCGCCGACGTTGACGTTACAGAACCCGCCGTTCAACGGCGGCGCCATGCACATCAACGTCTCGAACGCGAACGGAGATTTCCGTCACGTTCAAGTGCTGACCGGTGGTGTAGTCCGTCTCGAGTACGACACCACGAACTATGTAATCGATTGGGACATCAACTCCGCGCGCGCTAGCAACGCAGTCGCGCCATCCGTCACATTCAATGTGACAGAGACCAACGTGGTCGGGGGGGCGGCGGTGGCGTCGTTGACGGTGACGAAGGCTGCGCCTCCCGCACCGACAGGAACGTACGTTTCGAGCGGAGACGGTACTGGGAACCTGTCGATCAATGCGGTCTCCGCACAAGATCTGGATAAGTACATCATCCGCGAAGGCTCGACGAGCGGCGCCATTGTGTATCAGAGCTCTTCCCCCGGCTCGGTCGTGGCCACAGAAGGTGTGACGTACTACCTGAGCGTCACGGACCTCTGGGGTAATACGTCTGCAT